TGATAAATATAAAACAGCTTATGGAAAATTGCAATACGTAAAAGATGACAAATGGTATAAACCTTTAAAAAGTGATAGTAGTGGAGAACCAACAGAAGACAGACCTAGAAATTCAAATACTGCATCACAAGTCAATTATAATAAAAGAATGTTATTTTTATTTCACAAATTGTATGCACTAGAAAGAGATGCTAGAAATCTTGACATTCCTACTGAAAGAAAGGAAATAGAAGATAAACTAAATTATATTTTTTTAGTTAGAAACTTTCTTGTTAAATCTAAATTAGCTTATAATTTAGGATTACGTTTAAGTACAGATGCAGATGAATTACATGATTTAAAAAGTCGTATTGCAAAATTATCAAATGAAATTGGTGATTTACGTTCTATTAATGAAAAATTAACTGAAATAAATAAAATATCTGTCATTAAAAATGCCCCACCATTAAATAGACGTCAATTAGATAATACTATTGTAGAAATACATAAACATATACGTGAATTTCAAATGTTAGACAAAATTGATAGTTCTTTTATTCGCAATTTAAATACATTGCATATAAGATGGGGTAATATGGACCAAATAACAAAAAAATTTATTGTTGATTGTTTAAACATATATGGTATAAATTCAGATGATGATTCTGTTAGGGCTGCATTACAATCCAATATAGTATATACAATTCCAGGTATATTTGCGGGGTTAGCCACAACTAGTAAAACATCTCTTTCCGACCATATGAGTAACCTTATACAATATATTCAAAAATTGGTTGATATGACAACACCTATGGATGATATTGGAGTAGATTTGACAACTGTAGATAAGATGACAATTAAAGATGTATGGGACAATTGTAGTCTCGAGACATTAAGTACATTGAGGAATGTAGTTGATTACACTACATTATTAGACATTATAATTGAAGAGCAACAAGATATCGAAAGTAATAAATTTCAAATAAACCTTAAAGATTTGTTTAAACCAACTTATACAGAAACAATAGATGATATACCTATTATTAAAAAATCACCTGATTTATATAACATGGCTGACCCTACACCATCTGGGGAAGGCGAATTTATTTCTGGGTTGTATGACGGTGACCAAATTTTAAATACAGAAGATTTTAAAGAACGTTTAAAAGTATCACCATTGTCAAAATCCTATGAACATCCATATCGTCCATTAATTGAATTAACTCATGTTGCAAATTATATTGTTCAATATATTGAATCTTTGTGCCAAAAACCTGAACATAATTTTAAAGAAATAAATTTACAATTATTTGAATCGATGAATATATTGATTGATATATGTAAACATAGTTTTTATACATTATTAGTGAAAAATCAAACGCATATTTTTAATTGCCATAAACTCATTTACTATATACAAGGATTACTACAACATTTATCCTCTATCTATGGAATACCTATTCTTGATGAAGTTTATTGTGATGAAGATGATATACCAGAACCTCCTGCAGGATTTAGAAGTATACCTGAATGTAGACAAAGAAATTCATCGGGTGAAGGAGAAGCAGAAAGTTCATTCATAAGTGAACCAGGTCCAACGATAGGTAAATATAAAATAAATAATGGTATAGTAGTTCATGGTTTATTACAAAAAAAATTAGATGCATTACTAAAAATACCTGATATAGAACTAATTAAACAACAATTAGCAAGACCTGAAGAATGTTTAATGATAGAAATATCACGACAATTAGCAAGCTTACATAGTGAAGAACAAATAGCGAAACCTTCATCTAAACTTGTGTTTACATATAATGTTTCAGGAAGTATGATGGAAGAAGGAATAGGGGCGGAACGTTCATCAGGCAGTATAGAAGAAGCTACTACACCACTAGAAATAGAAGAAAGTAGCCCAGCAGAAACTACACCAGTAAATCCAATGGAATTATTGGATTTAGAATTAAACCAATATATTATAGATGAAATAAAAAAAAGATGTAAACAACATAACGAAAAAAAATTACAATTAAAATTAGTAGAAGAATTATTAGATTGTTGTGGAAAAAAAAGAGAGGACATATCATCACTAACCGCTCAAATAAAAACGATAAAAACAGCTCATACAGAAGAAACACAAAAATACACAGATAGAATAGCCGAATGTGAACAATCTAAAGCTACATTAGAATCAGCCAAAACAGAAGCAGAAACAAAATTATATGAGTTGAATGCATCACATCTAAAACAAATTGAAGAATTGACTGAAAACAAAAATGCTGAAATAAACGCTGTTCGTGCTGAGTCAGAAAGAGAGAAAAAAGAATCGGATGCAAATATATTATTAATAAATCAACAAAGAGATGCAAAAATAAGTGAAATTGAACAACAAAAACAAGCAGAAATTTTAAAAATTACACAAGAATCAGAAACCAAAATATCAGAAATACAAGGAAGAATTACTCAACTTGAACAAGCTAATAGTGCATTAACTCTTGATAAAACACAATCTGAAAATGAGTTGTCAAAAGCAAATAATCAACTCATGCAAACAATAGCTAGAATAAAAGATGATGCACGTTTAGAAGAAGAAAAATGTAGTGAACGTATACAAGAATTAGAACGATTAATACAAGAACAAAATCCTGCGTTAGGAGATAAAAGATTTAACCCTACTTCAGAAGCAGCAACAGAAGTATCAGAAGCAACAGAAGCAGCAACAGAAGTATCAGAAGCAACAGAAGCAGCAGAAACACCACAAGCAGCAGCACAAACACCACAAGCAGTAGCAGAACCACCAAAAATACCAGGAGAAGGAGAAGAAAAAGTACCAGAAGATGAAGATGATGAATCGGTTGAAGAAGGAGAAGAAAAAGGACAAGAAGATGATGGTTCTGTTGAAGAAGAATTAAGAAGTGCTGCTCAAGAAGCAGGTAATGAATCAGGATACGAAGATGAAGAAACAACAGGTGACAAACGAAAGAGGAAGGGGGGTAAAAATCAAAAAGGTGGAGTTATACAATCATATAATTTAGACATATTGTGTGATTTAAAACTACCTAGTATCGATGAATGTAATGAAGGAGAATTAACCAAGCTCAGAGATAAAATAATAAAAGAATTAAAATGTTTAAATGATGTAGAAATACCAAAAAACGTATCCGAAGAATTAACTCGTATAAAACAAACAAGAATTAAGAAAGAATCAACTATTGATGAATCAATACCTGAAATATACAAGCCATTTAAAAACTTAGAACTTGTAAATACGGATTTATATAAACATATGTTAACTTTATTACGTGAAATTAAATCTTATCCATTTACAGAACAACCGATTAAAAATACACCTGTATTTGATATACTACGTTCAACTGAACCTGCTGAAACATCAAAAGGATTTTATGGAGGAGGTAAGAAAAAACAAAAAGGTGGAGCACCTGATAGTATTTTACAAATTATTTCAAAATATAATAATAGTCTCGAAATAGATGTGGAAGATATTAATACTCTCGAAATAGATGTGGAAGATATTAATGCGTTATATAGTTATTACATGGATACATATACTGATTATGGTATATATGGACTTTCAGGTTTATATAAAATAATATACAATATATTATTGATACATGGTGTTCATATACCATTACAACAAACAAAAATAGAACCACATTCTACATTATCTAGTTTATTATATAAAGTACATACAGTTCGGGATATAGGTGTCAATCAACATGTATTTGATAATAGAATTGGAAGAGGTTTATGTATAAAAATTTTTGGAAAAAATTTAAATTATATGATGAATAAATTAAATCATGGATATTTAGTGTTGCCTTTAATTTACCCTAACATTTCAGACGATATGTTTAATCCAACTACATTTTTAGTTATTTACAACATTATTAAATGTTTATGCTTGGAATTTAAAATGTGTACCTTTTTGCATACTTATTTTTTACAATTAAATATATGTATTGGTGAACCTTATAAAAATATATTTGAACCATTTGATAGTGTAAATGAAAAACTATTAAAGAAAATGGAAAATCCAATTTTTTTTGATACATTTAAATATTTACAAAGAATACATTCTCCTGTTGTTGCAAACGACCCTATATTAGAGAATCAAGCTACAAACAATTTTATACTTGATGGTAAACCAGCTAAAATCATAAATCCTGTTCATGTAGTAGAAAATATAGTTGCCTTAAAAAAAAAAGTAGATATTGCATATGGTGAGGCTAAAGGTTTAAGAGCTGAATATAAAAATAGGTTAAGTAAAACCGACCCTCAAACACTTATTTCTATAGTTTATAAAATTCTTACAACTAAAAATAAAATAGAACTCAATGACGCGTTAAAAGTTATCGATGAATTCATTAATATATACAATCGCGAAAAAAATCTAGCAAATATGATTTCACGAGCTGCATTATTCCGTCTAGGAATGGGAGATATACCATTTGCATGTAAGTTAGTCAACATGTTAGATAAGCTTGCTAAACGTAACCCTGATGCACCTAATATTGTAAATGCATTAAATCGTGTTCATAATATAAATCCAAATCTTACATTATCTGCTCTATTAAAATTACCTGAAACAACTGCAGATGAAAATAATATAAAACAGTTTAAAAATGATAATAAATGTAAACAAGCAATTGAAGATGTCAAAACATATTGCGGTGAAGAAATGAAAGAATGTATTGAAAAATGTATAAACCCACGTATATCTAGAGATACAGAAACACCACCGCCAACCCCACGTACATCTACACCACCATCAACCCCACCGTCAACCCTACAACCAGCACAACCAGTTACTCCTGAGAATTCTCAATCACAACCTCCTGATAATTTTCAATCACAAACTTCTGAGATTTCTCAAGCATCACAACTTAATATTTCACCACAATTAAACGCAGTTGTACCAGAAAGTAGTTCAGGAGAATCAAGTGGTTCAGAAAGTGATATGGAAGGAATTACACCACTTCTACGTTTTGAGTTGGAAGGAACTACAACACCACTTCCACGTGTTGAGTTGGAAGGAACTACACCACTTCCCGAGTTATCTGACGAAGAAATTGCCGTTTTTGATAATTATTATAGAAGTTTAAAAGATGCAAATGACGCACTAATATATGCAACTGAATTAGAATGGTATTATAATACTCAAATATTATTTAAACCTCCCGGAGGTGCAGAAAAAGGTGGTACTCGATATGCAAATAAATCTATTAAACATTTTGTATCTAGGAATAAACCTAGACAAAAAACACTAAAACATAAATCATTGAAGTAAAAGGATAATGTCGCGCAACATTTCCTCGTTCATCTTTGTTTCTGCCGGCTGCGTTTCATTGTACATGTCTACCAATTCCGACACATCGTACTGGTCCTCTAAATACGGATTTTTGTCCAAAAACAATTTTACATTTTGTATGTATACTTGTTTCGACGTTAATGGAATTACATCATCATGAATTAACTGCAAATTGGTAAGAATTGTTTTGAAATTAGAATCCGATATCACCAACGGCAATTCCTTTTGTTTTAGGTACGACCTCCACAAAAAGTAAAAGTTTTTATACGAGGTTGTTCCCTTCTTGTGCATCGTTTCATCCACAAACATTGTAATTATATTTTCCGGTGTATGTTGGTTCAAATACAAGGTTTTTTGTATAAAATCATCGTCATTGCATTGTGTCAAAAATCCTTCTGCGTTCGTGTACTTGGTTGATAAATAGGTAGCGACACTAATCACGTTCAGAATTTTGGTAGGGAACAAATAAAGTTCGGGGCATTTTCCCGTAATCATGCGACACTGTTCATATTTATGGTCACAGAATTTATATTTAAAAATGTCGGCTACGCTTTTATTGGTCATGGCATAAATTTGCTCGACACATTTACGTATTATTTTTTTGTAGGATGCATCGATGAAATAAACGAACGATTCCTTTTTACCCAAAAGACTGTCCCCCAAAATGGTTAAAAAATATTTGACATGGTTCTTGGAACTAAACATAGTAAGAGATTGTAGTACGGTTTTAATTGTAGACGATTCCGGAATACTGGTAGTGAACATATTTTCTTTGATACGTTTGATGATATGTTTTTTGATTTTGTATTTCCATATTTTTAGGTCGTTATCGTACAATTCCGATAATACGTAATGAGCAATATCGTCGTCAGAAACAATGGTATAATCATGGTCTTTATACTCGATAAAGAGTTCGGTTTGCGGAATGTAAAAAATAGCATGGGTAGCCAAAAAATGCTGAACGTATTTTTCTTTTTTATCGGACAATTCAAGTAATTGTTGTGTTTTTTGAATGTGGTGGTTTTCAATGGATTGCATCAACATCGGTAAATTATTCAAATATTGCGTTAGCTTGTCATGCATGTAAGGATTTGATTTATATTTTTCGTGTAAATTAGAAACAATTTCCATTCTTATTATGTAGATGGTAATTGTTTAAGTTCATTTAAAAAATTAAGAAATACGCTTCGTAGGAATCTCAGAACTGACAATATACAATGAATTCTCGGTTTCTACGATATATTGTTCGCCCACCTTGTAGACTTTAGAAATGGGGCTCGTGTATTCATCTTCATTTTTCACCAACAACTTTTCATCGTTGCTTCGAACACCAATGACTACCGATTTGGTGCACGACAATGCCCAGTAGTCCAACATAATAGGCTTGTCTTTCTCTAACGATAGTTTAGAAACATGTTTCAATACTAAATCACATGGTAATTTTGGCTCCGACATGATACTAAAAGTATAGTTGCTTTAAATCGTTATTTTATTAAAATAGTTTTTTTTACTTTTTTTTTGAATAATTCAGGTTTTACGTGTATGCATTTATGGTCTACAATTCGTTGGAATGATTCTTTCAACAATAAAACAATATAATCATATATTTTATGAATGATGAGCAACGAACATTTACCGACAATCAAAATACTTCCGGTTCTGAAAATCATGAAAGATACGACGCTGCCTGCGATAGGAGTAGTGACAATTTCATTATCGGCCGTATAATATATTTTACATTGAATGCCTGGATAAGAACAGGGGTCGTAGACGGCTGAAATATTTTTATCGTAGCGCAAGGTATGGTATAAACTGTCGCGATTGATGAAATAGCCGCAGTTAAAATTAGAGTTGATGAGAACAACTTCCTCATTTTCTTTGTTGTAATCAATATCTGGGTAATATTGTCGTAATTGCTGGATTAAGATGCGAATGACATGGGGTAAATGTTCTTTGTTTTGAATTCCTGGTATTTCAATTTTACCGGTATTGAATATTTTTACGTGAAATTCTTTAAATTGTTCCAATTGAACACGAATAATCAGAACGAAACAGTTGTAAAAGGCACCTTTTTGTTTAAGACGGTAGGATATAATATCTTTTTTAGAAATACCAATGGTTATTTTACTTACATTTTTATATTTAATGTTACCTCGTTCATTTTCAATGTGTTTAATCGTATTTCGGTAACCGTATCGTGGACAAGAGGATAGTTTGGTATCAATATCGTTCAATTCACTTGGACTATTGCAATTTAATTTAATTTGCTTTTTGATGATTCCCTCGCGTGGTTCATGGTAAGGAATAACTTCCAGTTTCCAAAATAAATCAATCAATTCAATTGGTTGATTTAAATAAGAAATAATCGTGTTGGTTGAAATATACAACGCGGTCGATTCAGGTACATCTCCGGTTGGGTTGACTTTATGTTTAGGTAGAGTTGGAGACAATTCCTCGTTCAGGAAATCATCCCATTCCATATCGAGTTCCATATCTACTTCCATTTTACTTATCTTATACTAGTTCTTTAAATTCAATTATTAAATATATAATGAACAACATAATCAATATTAATGTCGGGCGTGTGAATAGCTAATTCAATTGTGTTGAGGCTATCCAAATCATACGTGTCAATGTGATGCAAAATGATATAATATAAATATTCTTTGATAATATGTTTTTTATCCATGTTATAATCCCGACTAATTTCGTCTACTTTTTCAATAGGGTTATCTGACTTGTACAGTTCTTCCCATATATCGGTATGGATAATTTTAAAATGGGCAAGATTATCTTGATTCGTTTGCATGTAATTAATCATGCTTCGAATATCGGAGCCAAATAATTCTTGAATGTAGTGCAATTGTATATCGGAAAGTGACAAATTTTCGCCGTCGGAGACATGTTTTAAAAAAGTTAAAATATCTTGTTGCGGCAAATGGTTAAATTTTATTTTAATGAACAAGGATTGTAACGATTCATCTATTTTGCTAATGTAATTACAAATTAAAAAAAATCGGGTATTTTCGTAGGTATCGTTCATTAAATAAATGAGAGCTTGTTGTGCATTTTTGGTCATGGAATCTACTTCATCCAAGATAACAATTTTTAATCCGTTGTTGAAGAAGGTTTTAGAATTGACAAAAGAATGAATTTGGTTCCGTATAATATCAATACCTCTGTCGTCGGATGCGTTCAAATGGATGGTTAACCCTTTGTTGATTTCTTGTTTTTTTTCTTGATAAAGCCGTATCAAATTAATAATCGTTGTTGTTTTACCGGTTCCAGGAGGACCAAAAAAAAGCATGTTGGGAATGTACTCTTGCTCAATCATACTTTTGAACAATAGTTCGTTGTAAGGGTTCAACACAATCGATGAAAATTTGGATGGTCGATATTTTTCTGCCCATGGAATTTCCATATTACAATGATAGTTGTTATCTTTATATGATTTATCGAGCATTCATCATTGCTGCATTTCCTCCCAAGAAAGTGAGTACATTGTACCTTTCTTCCAATACATATAAATTAAACGAATATTGGTATATACTGTACGAAGTTTTATTCACACCAATTTGCTCGTTTAAATCAGGGTCGCAAATGACTAAAAAATTAGAATTGGGGTCAAGTGGTGGTGTAATGGTACTAAATTCAAACTCAATTTTTGAAAATTTACTTAAATTAATAGCGCCGGAAGGTTGTAATTTGAAAGGAGACGTATCTAAACAAAAATTGTACTGGTATAAACCATTCAGTGCAACGAACCCAGCTCCACTGCTAGTAAAATACTGTTGGTCTTGTAAATAAATATTGGCTGTTCTCAACTCTTCGCGCACAGTACCGTCCAATGTAATTCCAAATTGAACTAAAATATTCTTTTGATTTTCAGGATGATAATTTCCTGTACCGTAATAATTGGTAGGTTGACCGGTGGAAGGATTGATTCCATATCCAACTGGACTAAAATATCCTTCGTCCAATGTATCGGGTAATTTTTCAACAGGAGCAGGAAGGTAATCATACGGCCAATTTGTAAAATTACTCCATTCGTTTCTTAATGGAGCATCCGTTCGCTGAAACAAAAACATCCAGCTCATGACGAGTGCAGTTGAATTTTGTAACCAAACTTTATCAGTAACGCCTACATATGTAAATGTAGTTTGGTGGTATTCTTTAATCAAATATTTTTGTGGTTGTAGTGCAAACATTTTAGATTCTTCTTCAGATAAAAAACAATATCTAGATGATAAGTGTGTACTTTCATTCCAATTCGTATTGAATGTTGTATAAATTAAATCAACATTGGGAGGAGGTTGCAAAAATCTGTAAAATTGTTGTTCTGGTATCGTCATATTTGGAGCGATTACAGGATAGGGAGCGTTTAATATATCGTTGATTTGAAATAGTTCTCGTAAAGGACGAACAGTAATTTCAATTTGTAAAACGTTGTACTGTAAAGCTACTAAGGGAAATGCTTGTTGTGACGTAAACCCCCACCAAATAGGTAATGGAATGCGCAATTGTTTTCCGCGAATAGACGGTTCAGGTAATATACCGTTGTTATAGACTACGTTTGGGTAAGTATTCACACGTCCAAGTGCATTGGCTGGGTCGTACATGTCTGGTGTGTTTCCAATCATTTCGTCCCATTTGGCCTTGGCTTCTCCAGGTAAATCACGATAGGCTAAAATCACCATGTCTGTACCTGTCATTTGTTGAATTAAACTACCACCTACTGTAAATTTAATGTTTTTAATCATAATCGCTCCTAAATTTTTAATCCATTTGAACTCGTACGGTACCCATTCATCCGTAGTTGTATTTGGGTAAATAGGACTGTAAATGTCAGGAATTTGTATGACAAAATAAGTATCCATTAACAATTCTGCATAACGTTTGACTTTAAACGTATAAGTAGTTTCATTGGATACGGATAATTGTCGCAACCCTTCATAATCTAATCGAAAATTCTGCATACCAAAATTAGTAATTCGTTTGTAGGTACTTGACCAATATGTTTTTTGTGGATTTCCATTTAAAATAATGTTTTGGTTTCCTACAGCAACTAAATTTAATAAACCACCTGCCATACTTAATACGTAATATAATTTGTATTTAATATATTGTTAGGCTTGAATTTTAAAATATCCAATGTTTTAGTTGTGGTTTTAAACAAATCAGGTCCGTAAATATCCTGCAACAACAACCATTCAAATAATCCTCCTACATAAATA